TCTTGTGCTTCTGGGCAGACTTCAGCTTGGAGATCCAAGAGTGTGCAATCGCACGAAGACCGTCCTCCATCTCCTTCTCGGTAGGAGCTTCAGGTACGTCTGGCAAGCCCCCCTCTGCACCGCCCTCAATCGGTAATGCAGCTGACAGGTTTTCGGGTGCCTGATCGTCCATTTACTTGACTCGCTTTCAGCATATCGGTAACGCTGATGACTTAGGGTATGGCAAGGTTTGTCTTGGTGAGGCGGGGTCTGGTGGGGCGAGGTTGGCTTTGGTTGGGCAAGCCTCTCAAGTAGGGGCCGTGGAGCGAAAACTCTCGGCCCCTACTTGTTTATTCCTACATAGTTATGCACCTATTAGGCTGCCACTGTTTCCTTGGCTTTAGACAGTTTTCTGTCCAGAACCTCCTTCAGATCCTTGATGAGCTTGGTTTCTGGGTGCAGCTGCCAGCACCCCCATTGCGACCACTGCTGGGCCAGTTCTGAGTTTGTCCAGAACGGGTCATCTTTGTGTCGCACACTCATCTTCTCAACGAATCCGTGGCTCTCGGTAAACACGAGACATTTGATGGTTTCGGATCCCGGCTTGGAGGAAACGAACCCAAACATCGGAACCGAGCTTGCCGCAAAGGGATTGTCGATCCAAAGAACTCTGTCACCTACTGAAACTTCTGGCATCTTCCACATACGAACCTCCTTAAACGTCGTAGCTAAACGTGTAGGACTTTGGTGAGAGATACACCACGCCCTGCTGTTTGTCCTTATTACGCCTTTTTTGCCATTCCATCCACCAAGGATTTTCGACCTTTTCTACTGGCTTGTGATACCTTGGCTCGTATGCACACAGATACCGCAAGCAGTCAACCAAGTGGAACTCACCACGCTTGCTTGGCTCATCTGTAGTAATAGCTACACCACCGACGTACTGAACCTTTTTCTTGTACCTCTTGAGTTCTCGCTCAAGGTTCGGAAGTCGGCTCCTGATGTAGCGAAGGCCAGTCTTGCCCGAAGAGTTGATGTGCATTGCCAACCGCACTGCCTCAAGCCCGGCCTGAATGTTGTCGCAGCCCGGAATAAAAGAGCTTCCGGTTGTCTCGGACTCGATTCGCAGTGCAGCCAGAGCTTCCGTGTACTGCTCTTGAGGTGATCGCCCAGAGCCGATGTCAGTGAGATTCGCACCGTGGGCATCAATTATGAAGCTCCTAAACGACACCCCCTCGCACTTCTTTCTCATCTCCTCGGCAAAGATGAGAGCGTTAGACTTCCTGATATACAGTTCGTCGTACAGCAGGACATACTCCTCGTCTGGCGGGACTGCTGCAAACAGGACGGCAGTGATCGAGTGCCCAGGATCTACCACGGCGTACCGGCACCAGTCGGCTGGAACCTGACCATACGGCAGCTCAGAGGGGTCAAGGCCGTGAATGTGGGGAGAGAAGTTAGGGTAGACAAGTATGCTATCCGTGATGAACTCGCCCTCGGATCGCTGCCTCAGAACGTCCTCACCGATAGCTGACCACCGCTCAATCATCTTGCGGCGTTCGTCAGAGTCGATGTGAAGGTTGTCTAAAAACCGGAGGACAAACTTCTGGATATCGTGGGTGCCCTCTTCTTCTGCCTTGTCGGCCCGGTCTGACAGGCCAATGAGAGCCTCATTCTTAGACCACGGCATAGCTGACCAGCAGAATCTACCTTTCCTATCTGCAAGTCGTGCTTGCATTTCTGGTATCCACTGCTCATTAGTTACGTCCTCATCTATATGCACCCTGTCGGCCTGAAAGCCCTGCGGCGGCTCGCCCTCAGAGCTAAAGCAGTAGATCGTCCACCCGTTGTGCAGAGTGCAGCTGTTGAGGTAGCCGGCAGACTTGAGCAGCCAAGACTGGCTCTTGATCATTCTGTGAGGAATCAGCGGCGGTGCTGGCTTTGCGTCCTTAGACCTGTCGGCATCGGCCTCGGGGTCAAATGCCCGCCACTCCCCGGAGTCCTCGTCCTTGATGATCTTGAACGCACCCTCGCGGAACAGATAAGGAACCACAACAAGTCCGATGTGTTTCCAGTTTGCCCCAATAATGACAAGGTTCCCGTTTTCTTTGGGATACTTGCCCTCTATCGGGTGCTGGCCTGTCGCGGCCCAGCAATCCTCGATGAACGTGCAGAGCGACTTGCCTGATCTATTCCCCCCAAGAACCAGAGCCTCGCTCGCCATCGAATCGTGGAAGGCTTTCTGCTGCGGCGTCGGGCGGTATAGCCTCAGAGCTTCCACCTTCCTCTCGCTCAATTCGGCAGTAAGCTCCCGAATCTCGTCCATCTGGTAGGTAGACAGAGCTTGCGTCAACGGAGTGTGCATCTATGATCCTCCTGCCTTCCACTGCGTGCTGAAGGCGTTTGTTGATTTCTTCCTCTAGCTCCTCCTCCGTGAGTAGTGACACCGGCTTCCTCGCACCGCCATGCTCGGTGTTCTTGGTAGTCAGTCGAACGATTGTCTCAAGCAGGGAGTTTCTCAGGCGAGATCCCGGCTTGGCATCGAAATACTGCTTCATACAAAGGCCAGCAAAGCCGTTGACACCACCAACATTCTTCATGATGGCTTCCAGCATTTCTGCGGTGTGCGGAATGCTGGAGCCTCCCTGAGAGGTGGAGCCAAGGAATGTTTCCACCGCCTTGGATTCCAACTCAGCGACCTTGGCCTTGTCCTTCAGTGCCCTCTTGCACGGCCTACAGATAAATTCGTAGTTGTGGTCAGTACCAGAAACCCTTGGGAAGTTCTCTGGGATAAGTGGCAGGAGCTGCTTGCACTCCTCGCACTGCCGCTGTTTCTGCTGTTCGCTCATGGCCTGTCCAGCTGTATCTTGCTGGTCATCGGGGTTGGGCCTCGACCCTGAGCCTGTAGCTGTAGCTGTGCCATAGCTGTCGGCTGCACAGGATCTCCGTACTGCTTCTGTATTACATCACCTAGGCTTCTCTCGTCAACGAAGTCATCTCGTATTGCATTCGAGGTAAGACGAGGAAGTAGAGATCTTATGAGTTCACTCATTTGAGAATGCCCTCCACGATAGCCCGCCACTGTGGATCTTCTTTAATTAGCTCAACGAATTTGCAATAGATGAGAAAAGCTCTGTGCTTGTACGGATCTGTGTTGAGTGCGTTTTTGATGGCAAAAGCCCCCAGCTCACGGGCGGCTTCGGCCTTATCGACAGTTCCCTGTGCGTCTTCTAGTGCCTTGACAAGCGGCAGAATGGGCTTCCACTTGAGTGCCGTCTGCACATCATCCCATAGATTTCCATACTCATCGTAGGCGTCTGGCTCTGCTTTATCTGGGGTCATCAAATTTCTCCAGTATCTTGTCCAGCTTGGAATCCAGACGCTTCATCGCCTCACTAATCATCTGAACCCGCTCGGCATCTGCCTTGTCGTTCTCTTTCTGCTGCTGCTCAAGCAGCTTGTTAGTTTCCGAGATGTCAGAGATCGCTTGTTTGGCAGTATCTACCAGCGGCAAAACGGCTGAGTTCCATATGACATAAGCACCCCCAAGTAGCAGGGCAGTCGGCAAGCCCAGCCGCTCGATCATCCGTGTGATGTCAGACTTTTCCTGTTCAGGGGCTGGCTTTGGGGACGTAGGTTTCTGGGGTGCCATCCTTGTCTCCTATCGGAAATGGCTTAATGAACAGTGTGCGTAGGTTGGCTATGTCCGAGCGAATGCTGTCTAACTTGCGGTTGATCTCGTCAATCTCGTCATCAAGGTTGCGAATCATGTCCCGCTTTTCGGTATGCAGTGCGAATGACCGATCCCATCTACTCAGGTTCTCTGTCTCAACACGCTCGACCTCTTTCTGTAGCCCCTCGTTTGCATTCCTGATGTCAGTCACAAACGCACGGCTGGTTTCCACCATCGGGTTGATTACCGAATTGGTCACGACGTACCCGCCAGCAACCAGCAGAAACACGGCTATACCGTGCTTCTCAAGCAACTGGGTCACAACTCCAGAGGAGGGGACAGTCATTTCTGGCTCCGTTTCATGGCCTCGCTTGTAGGGGCACCCTTGCTACCGGGCTTGCGAGGAGGCAGACCCTTCTCACGCCTCGCCCGGATATTGTCCCAGAGTCCTCTGCGGGACTTCTTTCCATTCATTCTTCTGATTAGGTCACTCATCAGCAATTCCATCGTTTCCTAGCTAGACTAAGGCGACTATTCGGATCTTTTGCTGCCTCTGGGAACTTCTTTGCTTGACCGGCAGACCTCGCACAAAATGACCGCTTTCTTGGGCCACCCTCGGGCTGCGGTGCCTTGAGGTGACTGCCTGTTTCTCTGTTGATCTTGTTCCTCCCAGCCTCAGTCAGACCACCAGAGCGGGACTTGTGAACGCCCATCTTCAGGCCGTTAGTAGCACCCTTCTTCTGGTGCTTGCGGATGATGTCACTCATGGCTATCTCCTGAACAAACGGTAGCGACTACGGGACGATGAACTGCTGCTGGTCGGACAGTTGCCACTGGGGCAGCTGCTGGAAGACTTGGTGGTTGTCTTGGGGGCTGACCGTCTAACTGATTCGTTGTGCAGGAGGTTGTGCAGGGCAGTCATCTCCTGATCGCTCATGCGGTCTACCTGTGATTTGCTCATGCCATGCTCGCTGATAAGATGGCTACGCTTTGATGCTGCCGACACATTCCATCGGCCCTGCCAATTCCAACTAGAACCACCGCTGGGAACTACCACCGCTTTCCCAGACGGGGGAGCGACTTTCGCCTGTTCAGCCTGCTTTGGTGGCGTAGCTGGTACAGCCGGCGGCTCTTCCGTTGCTGGAGCCTTTTCGTCCTCGACAGCAATAGGTTCATCTGGTTCCACTGGAGGCGGCTCACTAGAAGCCTTTCCGGTTCCTCCACATGCACCACAGGTAAACATAACCACTCCATCACCGATTTTGCCCAAACCCTGTCTCTTATACACATCTGACGCTGCCGACGACTCCTTACGTG